TTAGAAATTCATGTGTCCCTGACCACTATTTAATGGGTGTGGCGGTGCATGATCCACAAGTCCAGGAGTAACAATGTAGCGCACGACGGTTTCATGGGTGACAAATGTGCTGCCACAATTAATGTTCTGGCACTGGCAGTAGCGTTCTTTAGTGTTATCAGACACCCGAAAGCTACTACGAGTATGTGCAGCATGTCCGCATTTCGGACAATTCATCATATCTGTCTCTCCCCACCGATTTCTCACAATCACATAATGATATACCAACCATCCATTTTGTGAACAAAATTATTCCATTTCTAAATCATCAATTTTTACTTCAAGCTCCAGACTGGTAGTAAAGCCATTATCCGGGCTGACGGTATGCGTCAAAGTTGTAATGGTCCATTCGGCCTCGTCGATAGGCTGCTTAAAACCGTTCACCTTTACTGGCATTTCTGTATAGAGATCTGCCCGGCCCTCTGCAAGCTGCAGGGAGAATGACGCAACACCACGCTGCAGGCGCTCCCATTGCATTTTTGCCGCACGCTCAGCATTACTGCGGTTTGCATAGGTGCGATTTAGTACCAGCACGTTTTCATCCGTTCCCACCAGATAATCACCCTGTTTTGCTTCCGCCTCCTTAGGTGTGGTGGTTTTCTTCCGACGGCGCTTAACTTTCGTTGTTTCTTTTTTCTTAGGTTCGCGGGTATGCAGCCAACTGGCAATTACGCCGGTATAAGCACCACGATCAGCCAGGGTAAAACGATGACCGTCACCGGCTTTACGCTCAATGGTGATAACAGGTAATGGCTTACCGCTCGCCGTTCTTCCCTGCCCCTGCCGGATAAACAGCAGGTTTCCATCCTTAACGGAAGCAATCGCGCCAAACTGGCGCGCCAGTTTCATCAGAAAACTGGCATCGCTTTCATTGGTCTGGTCCATATGATCCAGCGCCTTATCTGTCAGGTCTTTACCCAGCGCCATTTTGAGCTTATGCCGCGCGGCAATTTCCTTTACAACCTCCCCCACCGTTGTCTGGTGCCATGACTTTTCACGCCGGGTATTGAGGGTTTCCCGGAAATCAGCACTCCGCGCCCGGATGGTAAGACGATCAGGGGCACCGCTATGCTCAATCTCATCCACAGTGAATGCTCCTTTTGGGAAAAGCAGTTGGCCCTTCCATCCCAGCGCCAGCTGTATAACAGCACCACGTCGCGGCAGAACAATCTGCCCGTCAGCGTCGTCCAGCTCCAGATCAAGCTGGTCTGCTTCAAAACCCCGGTTATCGGTCAGCGTCAGACTCAGCAGACGTGCATCCAGTACGGTAGTTACGTCCTTACCTTCAATGGTGATACTGAAAGCCGGGCTTTTGCTGTTGAGATCAAAAAGTTCAGAACTAACATTCACTGCAGCATCCCTCCAACCGTGTTTTTAATATTACCTATTGCAGACGTTGCAGAGTTCTGCAGATTACTGAGCTGATCGCTGAGATTACCGAACATATCTGACAGCGACTCATCAACCCTTTTCAGGGTCAGCGTAAACTCAATACGGCGAGGCATTCCGCTTGCAAAAAACTCCGTTTTTGTCTGGCTCAGCCCCTCGATCACAAACATGCCGTAAATGGTCCCGCTCCCCTCAATCAAGGGCCACGCTTTGCCCAGCTCAGCCATTTGCTCTAGTGCCAACAATGACAGCCTGCCGCCGGTGACTTCCGGCAGCAGTACACCAGATAACGTCAGCGAATCGTTATCCGGTCCAAGAAACTGCGTTGATGGTCGGCGGTTCACCCGGCTGTTGACGGCATGTCGCCAGCTTCGCTGATACTGCAGCTCCTGATATGGCACTGTGCGCAGCATGAAGACATATAACCCCAGTACCATCATCACGATTCATATCCCCCTTGATCACTGAAATTGCTGCGTGCTTTAGCCCTGGTCTTGCGCTCGCGTTCGTCAAGCTGTCTGGCAACTTCACGGGCAATATCCTGCGCACTTTGCCCTGGCTGAGCATAGATAGTGATCGGCGCGTGAGTTTCAAAGTGCATCACTGGCGGCGCACTGGCAGATTTAGCAGGCTGGCTTTGTTTATATGCCACAGTAGGCAGACTATAAGGATGTAATGGAGCAGCCTCTGCAGGCGCTGCCGCTACGCCCATGACACCTGCAACGACGGAAGCCAGCGCGGCAGTGCGCCGCCTGCTGGTCACATTTGCGGGGCCGTTCACAATTTCAGGGCCGTTCTCCCCAACAATACCGAATTGACCGCGCGGAATAATCCCACCACTGTCATACATCCCGGCAAACGGAACGGCAGCAGCCGCTGCTCCACCAACCACCTGCACCTGTGCTTTGTCTTGTGTTTTATTATTTCCGGTCATCCAGTCAGGCAGATAATCGGTGACTGAGGAAAGCTTGCTTTTGAGTGTCTCCCATTTGGCATTAATTCCATTGAGAATGCTGTCAATAATGGCGCTGCCCATGTCCTGGAACTTCGCAGGAAGCGCGGCAACATCAGCCAGGATCGAATTCCATTTATCACTAATAGATTGTCTGATATTGGCCCACGCTTCAGAAACGCCAGTTTTTATTGCATCCCAATTTTTAGCGATTAATCCCGGCAAGGTATAATTAAAGAACAGTGACTTAATCCCCTCCCATGCGGCGCTGGCCTTCTCTTTAATCCAATCCCATGCTGTACTTGTGGCATTACATACTGCATCCCACATTGCCTTAAATTTTGGCTCAAGCGTGTCCCAGTTTTGCCAGATATAAATAGCACCGGCGGCGATCAACCCAATGACAGCCAGTATAGGATTTGCAAACATCAATCGGCCCAGCCATATAATTGACTTGCCAACAGAACTGATTGCTTTCCCAATAAGACCAAATGCAGATGAAAATTTTAGCCCCATCACCCCTGCGCTCATTCGCACTACTGCCATCGGCCCTAGCACGGACGCCAGCGCCAGTGAAACAACCCCAGCGGCGGTGGCAACAATGGCAAAACCAGCTGCCAACTTAAACAGAGCAGAGGTCAATTGTGGGTGTCGTTTAACAAAACCATCCAGACGCGACGCCAGTTCACCCAACCAGTCAGCCAGCTTCTTTAATGCAGGGGCAACTGTTTCACCGATACTTGCCATAGCATTGGTAAAGGAACCTGTAGCGGCTTCCCATTTATTACCAAGTGTATTCAAGGAGGCATCAACACGCTCGCGCAGAGAAGCCTGATTTTCGAGTTTAGCCGCCGTTTCTCTGTATCCTTCAATCCCTTTATTGATCATGATGTTCAGAGCTTGGAGGGTTTCAGCATCATCACCAAAAAGGGTATTAATAACGGACTGCCTCTTGCCATCGTCAGTAATTTTTCTAAGCTTCTCCAGCTGCGCATACAGATTTTCTAGGCCAGCAAATTGCCCCTTATTATTCTGAAAACTTAGCTTTATTCCCATTCCTGCCAGTGCGTCGTTTGCCTTCCCAATCTTTTTATTGTTCAGAGTAGCCTGAAAAATCTTGCGGTAGGCATTTCCCGCAGACTCTCCCGCCATGCTCGCCTGATCAGCCATCACCAGAAGAGGGGCAAATGTCTTAGCCGCGTCCAATCCCTTTTTATGAATAATATCCATCGCGCTGCTGATTTTTGAGAACCCCTGCAGCATATTCCCTGAGTCTATCAGCCACCGCCGTCTCGAGTTTGACGCCGGGCACACCGACATTGCGCAGTCCTTTATGGCTATCCGCCGCGCCACTACCGCCAGCGGCAACCGTCCGACCTATGAAGCCAGCCGCAGCGAAGAAGCCAGCCACGCCGATCTGGCCTGGGCAACGATGCACGCGCTATTTAATGAACCGCTGCAGGGCGAAGCCGCCAATACCAGCAACATTGTGGAGATTTTTTAATGACTGAGAATACCGCACAGGATGTGATGCCACCTGACGTACAACCCAATGATGCAGTGACTACCCAGGCGTTCAGCTTTGGCGATCCCATTCCGGTACTGGACCGCCGCGAACTTCTGGACTACGTAGAATGTGTGCAAATGGACCGCTGGTATGAGCCGCCGGTGAGCTTTGACGGGCTGGCGCGGACCTATCGCGCCGCTGTACATCACAGCTCACCGATTGCCGTTAAGCGTGACATTCTCAGTAGTACCTACATTCCGCACCCACTGCTTAGCCAGCAAGCTTTTACCCGTTTTGTGCAGGATTATCTGGTATTTGGTAACGCCTACCTGGAAAAACGGACTAACCGACTTGGCGGGGTCCTGTCACTGGAGCCGTCACTGGCGAAGTACACCCGGCGAGGTCTTAACCTCGACACTTACTGGTTTGTGCAATATGGGCTTACTACACAGCCCTATGAGTTCACAACGGGTAGCATCTTTCACCTGATGGAGCCGGACATTAACCAGGAAATCTACGGACTGCCCGGCTACCTCTCAGCTATCCCTTCAACTCTGCTTAATGAGTCGGCAACGCTGTTCCGCCGGAAGTATTACATCAACGGCAGCCATGCGGGTTTCATCATGTACATGACCGACGCAGCGCAGAATCAGGAAGACGTGAACAATATCCGCCAGGCAATGAAAAGCGCCAAGGGACCAGGCAACTTCCGCAACCTGTTTATGTACTCACCGAACGGAAAAAAGGACGGTATTCAGATCATTCCGTTGTCAGAAGTTGCGGCAAAGGATGAATTTCTGAATATAAAAAACGTGAGCCGGGATGACATGATGGCAGCACACCGCGTCCCCCCGCAAATGATGGGCATTATGCCAAACAATGTTGGAGGATTTGGTGATGTTGAGAAAGCTAGCAAAGTGTTTGTTCGAAATGAATTGTTCCCACTTCAAAAAAGGCTAGAACAAATTAACGAGTGGCTTGATGATGAAATTATCATCTTTGAACCTTATAATTTAGAATTTAATTAGATACGACTGAGGCGGCTCTTACGAGCCGCTTTCGTTATGTCTTTTTTGTCGCCTTAATTTAGCCTCTTCTAAGCGTGCTTTTTCAGTGTACAGGCGTTCTAATAAGACATATGTAAACTCCTCTAGGTCAATTGCAGATGTTTTATCAAGGAGCCCATCATGGGCACCATCATTCCCATCATCTTTTACGCATTCGGCTAAATCTCTCATAGCCTGAGGTAAGACCTGGTTGTCAAACAACCACCCCATTCGCAATCCCAAACTACGTCTGACTCTGCTTCCCGGCTCCTGCCCCTCTGGCGGTAGTAGTTCCTTTGTAGCCATATCCAGACATAGCCTGTACATTGTTGCAGCAGCGTTGTAACACCCAACGGATAAGCATTTTGCCCCTTCTATAAAAGCATCATTTATTTTCTCTGGAAGAAACTCAGGTGGTGGGCTTACTTTCAAATCTGCTGGACTAACCGTACCTGTAATAGTGCCAATAGCATTTAAATTAAAAGCAGAACGCCACTCAACTCCCTCAAAGGTTTTTTGATTCACCGAAGGTTGAGCAATAAAAATTGTGCCACGCATGCATTGCCGGCAAATACAATATAACTCATAAATCTTTATAGTAATACTGTGGCCTATATGTCGATCCTGTATATAATTCCCATCTTGAATATTAAATGTAATTCTCTGACTTCCGCAACGTGGACAATCATTAACCATAATCGCCATATAACAAGTTCCTCTATTTATTAGTAGCAATGCGATAACACTTTTACTTTAAAGAACTCATTTCAATTTTTCTACGACCTTTTGTCATAGTTTTGAGCTTTTGCGCGCGCTCGTATCCCCGCCACGCCTGCCCGCTTTGCGTAGTGGTTTTCATGCACCTGCATGATATAAGCAAAAGCCCGCCATTCCTGGCGGGCCTCAGTAAAAACGATCCTCAAACGATCATGCGGATTCATGCAGCATAGTCATGCACTACCCTGCTCTGCGTCGCCAGCAGTCCTTCTCCTGCGTGTTGATGGCTTTTTACCACCCAACTTGCGACAGTCTTTCCGGTCACGTGCTTCGTCTTCTTTAAATTTGTTATACGTTTCAGTGTCAAAAAACGAGATGGTTTCAACTTCATCTTTAGGGATTAGCACACGGAAATCCTGGATATTCAGGCGCGACATCCCACCGATAACACCGCTTTCAAGATAGTGCTGATGATAGTTCGTCGTGATGCTTATCGTAAGATCGTCTTTATCACGATAGCCGCTTAACATAGGGAGTATTTCCAGGTGTTCCGACAGCCCATTTTCCAGCGCCGGACACGTCACCAGGCCAACATAGATTTTTCGCGATGAGAGTGTCGCGATGATCGGAAATTGTCGTGCTGATGCTTCCATCAGCAATGACTCAAAAGAGTTATTCCCCACAGCCTTAGCCAGCGCATCCCAGCGGCGATCACCGCTCTTTGTACGCAACTTATTGCCCAGACCAGAAATTGCAGAAAGCACAATTGAAATAACAACCCATGCAATCTGCTTGATTTCATTGATGCGCTGGGCTTTGTCGGATGAAGTAGACAACATGCCGTTGAAGCTATCCGGCGTAAGATTAAGCTCATTGGATAGCCAGCGGAACCCGCCTGTAATATTCAGGACGAAGGTTAAAAAGCCACCGAGCAGAAAGAACACAATTCCCCAGGCGGCGACAAAAAAATAAGCGTCCCAGCCATTGGAACGCTTATATCTGTAACGTGTTGAAAGTGATAGGTTTACATATATAAAACCACTAACCAAAATCACTGCTAAAAGTAATGTTGCCATTATCGGGTTCTGTAATAATGTTTTGCTTTGACAGTGCTCGTTTTGATGCCTTCAAGCTTATCCATCTGATCTCTGATGGCTTTCATAGCTTCTTCGTTGGACAAATCTACGGACACAAAACCATCTTTACTCAGATTGAGCTTGTCCTGGTTCTCTTTCAGAACCCGTGCCAAACGTTCAACTGGATTACCCAGCCTCAATGCGGCGATACTTGACATAACCCCTCCTTCTTATATGGCGCGGAAGTGTACACTTCGTCACCAGCAACCACAACAGCAAATTCCTTATAACTAAGACAACCGTTTTAACTGTTGGTTGCGTTACTTAACTTAAGTTCATTGCCCCTAATCGCGCAAGAGGTTTCTGCCTTAACCCGCTGCATTTAGCATATATAGTGCCTCTTATGAGAAGTAGGCACTAACCAAGACAATTTCTAACGCCTCGCATAGCTCGTTGTTCAACCTTGCAGACGGTAAAAACCAGTTTTATCGTCTGCAACGTTCGCTAATGTAACCAGCTATCGTCCTCCCAGACCTGCTGCATAATCTCCATCACTCGCTTTTTGTCTTCATCCAGTTTTAAGCCGCTCAGCTCAACGCCATTAGCGCTACCTTTGCGGATACGAATTGCTGTTTTGGGATACAAAGGGCACAAATTACGGTAAAGCTCGGATTCAAGGGCGTCCAGTGTAGCCTGGCTAATCTTCTGCTCTTTATCGATCATTATTTCAATGCGCATACAGATTTACCTTAATTGGTTACATCCATCGACCGGCTGTATTCATGGCTACGAATTTTCGCCATCAACTCGTCAGTCAGTTCTGACACCCACTGGATAGCCAGCCGCTTTTCTTCGTCGCTGCACTCACTAGCCGCTACAAGCTTGATAAAAAAATCAATGCGCTGGAGCTTCAGCGACTCCAAAAGATAATCCTGCATTCTCCCTCCTATCACTACTTCGGATACACAATAACTGTATATATATCCACTGTTTATAATTACAGTATAATAGGAAATACAAAATGTAAAACTGTTTTTTGTCAGTCAATTGGACAGATCTGATGCGGATCAATAAGAGCAAGAATTGTTAAAGCTTTGGCATCAGTACCACTGACGCCATTTGTCATCTTCTTGCAGCCGATGGTTGCGGTAAAAAATACGCAGTCCGGCACCTGACGGAATACTGCCGCCGCGCAGAAGCAGGTCAATCTCTGATTCGCTGCCATCGAACCCACTGGAACTCAGCTCTGCCTCAAGCTGCAGGCGCTGCTGATCCGAAATATTCTGTTTATAGGCTTTTTTCCGCTTCGGTTTTACCAGCCTTAGCCTGGCTGTCAGCTCCCGCCGTTCCTTCTGGCCCATGCTGTGGAGATATTCCTGCAGCTCCTTCTCATCCATGGTTTTAATATCGGGTAAATCGCCCCCTGATTTGTTCAGATTTTCAACAGGGGGACAGTTATTGCCACGAGTCCAAGGGGCGCAAGCGCCCTGGTCGGCTGTCGCCTCCTGAACGTCAACGGCCTTACGAACCTTTTTCCACTTCACCGCGTGCGTGCAAATCTTGCCCTCTACAATCGGGGACCAGATGCCATAGATACGGATACCGTGATCGCCGTAGGCGCTCGGTTCTTCGTTAAGCTCATAGGCCGTGCGGACAAGGTGATGTTTGCGGGGAACCAGCACACCGCCCTGCTTCATGATGTAGGTGGCAAAGCAGCCCGCATCAGCCGCCGCCAGTACCGCATCCAGACGCGGATTATCCAGTACCAGCGCGCCCGCTTTGCGTTCACCCTGCACTCTTGCCGCCTGACCAGCCAGCAAGCGCAGCTCGCGGTATGCCTGACGCCCCGGAATACCAAAGAAACGGAACTGCTGGACACGATGCAGTGACGCCCAGGCGCTGACATGCTCGGCGCTGTCACGCAGTGATCTGCCGGTTTCTTTGCTGATTTCTTTAGCCAGTCCGCGCCCGTCGATGTTCTTGCTGATGTATTTGGCGATATAGCTGGTCGGCGTGCCCTTACGCGGGTTGATAAGCTCGGACTTGAAGCGCGGCCCGGTATTGGTGCCCAGCTCCTCGCGGTCTTCACGGATGGCAAACTTACGCAGCAGTGCGGTGATGGAACGGCGGTCTTTTTTGCGCATGAAGCACAACAGATGCCAGTGCACGGTGCCGTCGTGGTGTGGCTCTGCCACCCGGACGCCATACCAGCGCAGCCCGGCCTTGTGCATTGCCTTGCGGAAAGCGGCGAAGGTATCAACCAGATAATCACTGCTCTGCCGGACAGTGGCGCTGGTCCATTTCGGATTAGGTCTGCCGTTGTTGAGGGTTGCGTGGAAGCGTGACGGGCAGGTGATGGTATAGAACACCGCACAGTCGCCGCGCATTTCCGCTATCAGCTCCAGTCCCTTAACACAGGCCATCATTTCATTACGGCGGTGTGCCGGGTTGCTGTTGCTGGCGTTCACCACGTCTTCCATGTCCAGTGTGTCGCCGTCTTCGTTGACCAGCTCATGCGAGCGGAAGAACTCCAGAGATTTGCGGCGCTGCTCGCGTTTATGGATCACGGCTTCATAGCTGACATACGGGGACGCTTTTTTGTTGACAAGGCAGACGGCGCGCAGTTGCTCCTCCCGCCACTCGCAGCGCATCTGCCACAGTTTGCGATACCACCAGTCCGCGCACAGCATACGCGCCAGCGACGGTGGGATCAGTTCATAAGGCACCGGCTTGCGGCGGTGCTTCTTGCGGCGCAGCTGCTCAAAGGCAGGCGGGATGACCTCAAGGCGCATGACTTCTGCGGCAACCCTTTCCCATGCCTGGCGGATTTTTTCTGGTTTAACATCGTCGCTGACAAACAGATCACCGCAAGCCGTATCAAGACACATGCTCATATGTGCCGCTACCAGCGTTGAAAGGCGCTTGACCTGATCCTGATTCATTTCAGGTAGTACCAGCAGCCCTTCCAGCCCGTAGTGGCTCGCCATGAACCGGAAAGACGCAGACACCTGACTATCACGCACGTGCTCCAGCCGCTCAAGACAGGGCCTGATGGTTTCACGCAGGTAGCGGGAATAGGCTTTTGCTCTGCCCAGACTATGGAAATATTTAATCCGCTCCAGCAGAGGCTTGCTGATATGGGACGGCATCGCGTTAACGTCAGCCAGAATGACCAGATCGGGATTAAAACGCTGCTGCTCGCGCGCCATTTTGGCACGACTAATCAGCCGGTCCTGCTCCATTTCGCGCTGGACAGGATCACGGGATTCATTGAAGAAATAGCGTTCCCAGACCTCAACGCTCAGCGCCTCACGGCGCAACTGCTCCTGCTCGTTATCCGCAGCGTAAAGAGCGATCAGGTTTGAAAGCGCAGACTCCGGCGCAACCTCCGCCGGGTCCAGATAGGGATTAACCGCTTTTTTAGGGTTATTCCATGAAAAGGCCACGGCGGCCTCATTCGAGCCGCCGGTGGTTGGTGCATTATGTAATGTGAATTTACTCACTGCCACGCCCGCACCTCAGTTTCCACCGAGATATCTGGACCGGACGCCAAATCGACACCAAACCAGTCTGCTGATTTTATGGCGATGATTTCAGTTGCAGATTTACTCTCACCGGCAGCCACACCCATGCTGCGCTTTGCAGTGATGCGACGGCGGGTAAAATTACGATAAAGCGAACGGGTCAGGGACGTGTCACTGTTGGACACGATAACCGGATGACCTTCTGATGACCGACGCTCAAGAATAGACGCCAGATGATACTGATCGTCCTCTGTAAAACCGGCAGTGTGATAACCGCTAAATGTGCCATCGTATGGCGGATCACAATAAACAACATCACCAGCCTGCAGCAGCGCCAGTGTTTCATCATAACTGGCACAAATAAACGTTGCGCGTTGAGCCTTTTCTGCAAAAGCGAGTATTTCATTTTCAGGGAAATACGGATTTTTATAATTGCCGTAAGGAACATTAAAATGACCGCTCAAGTTATAGCGGCATAATCCACGATAACAATGGCGATTAAGATAAAGAAACATAGCTGCGCGCCATTCTGCGGGCCAGTGGCGATCACAATTAAATTCCTTACGTATACCGTAATAATCTTCTGCGGTATTATTCTTATCAAATAACCCTTTCGCAATAGTAATTAGTAATTCAGACTTGTTTTTAATGACGCTGTAGAGGCTGATCAGGTCAGGATTAATATCCGCGACAAGATAATGAGGATACTCTGTCGCCATCATCACAGCGCATGAACCCGCGAAAGGTTCAACCAGTCGCGGGCCTGCAGGCAGGTGCTTTTTCAGCTCATGCATGACGGCGGTTTTATTGCCCGCCCATTTCAGGATGGTGCTCATACAGCACCCCCATTGTAGTGTTTGCCTTTCAGCTCTGCGATTTCCTGACAGGTGATGCAGCACTGCACGCCAGGAATAGCGCGGCGGCGGGCTGGCGGTATTGGCGCGTCGCAGTCAATGCACAAGACACGGGAAACGCCCGGCGCTTTACTGCGGGCGGTGTGGATATGCCGCTGACGTTCTTCTTCAACGCGCTGCTGTACGAGGTCCATAGAATCAGCCATCAGTGGATCTCCTGCGCTTCGTTCTGGATGTTTTCCGCAGCAACGCGCAGCAGCTCCGCCGCCTCAACGTGATTAAGCTGGCGCGATGTGATGTGACACGCCAGGCTATCAAGGCGGTCGGCCATTGCCGCAGCACGTGCACGGCGTTCTTCCATGCGGGCCTCTGTCAGTATTTGGTTAAGACCTACATCATCCGGGCCGATTTTGTTGGAACGGATTTCTATATTTCGCATTGTTGTTTCTCCTGAATTTGGGCAAAAGAATGCCCGGCGGGTTTACGCCATTTATTTCTGTTGTCGTTTAATTCGGCATGGTTAGCCGCTTTGGAAATAAACTCACGACTGCGCGAAGATGGTTCATCACACCAATAAGTGCGGTTACCTCGTCACTCGTCAGCTCACTAAATTCAACGCAGTGACGCTCCTTGCTAATATTTGCAAGAAAAAATAATGCAGCAAGCACACGATTATTCAGCTCGTACTTTTCATCACGCTTATCACGCATTTCGTTAATAAAACGATTAAGTTCTTTTTCACAGTCGCCATATAGAGCGGTGCGTAATACAGATATATGATTTAACGCACTGGCACGCTGCCCGGCGCTCATATTGATAGTGATATCTTCAGCTTTGAAAGCCATGACATTCTTTTCCTGTTACCGGTTAAACCTTCCAGCAGCGCATCCTGAGAGCGGCACGGATGCCAGCGCTTGCCATCCTTCCCCATGATCCAGCCATGCCCGAAATGAGGTGATGGGCTTTGCTTAACGAGCAGCGATGCGAGTGATGGTTGTTTAGTCAACATAGCCACCTCAGATCAGACCGAACGAAGCGCCGAGGCCCGTCACGGTATCCACCGCGCTTGCCATCGCCGGGTTAGCCTGTAAACGCGCCTGCATCGAAACGGCAGCCAGTGCCATCAGACGAGTAACAGAGTTAATGCTGCTGATAACATCGCGGCGGCCTGCAGTGGTTTTCACATCACCCGATACGGCACCGGCAGCAACACGTCCGATTTCAGCAGTAGCGCTCATGACGTAATGAGGTAGCTTCTCTTTTGCTACTTCGTTCAGCGGCACGCAAGGCAGGCAATGAATTTGGGCAAGGAAGCCATCAACCAGCGTGGAATCCTCAGTGATATCCGTCAGCAGCCAAATTTCCGGCGGTGTCAGTTGATGAGGCTGATCCGGGTTCAGCTTGTTGCGCAGCGTCTGGACATTCATTCCGGCGTGTTCTGCCAGCTTCGCCATGTTGTGACGTAGTGCGAAAGCCCGGCAGGCTTCGTCAAAGTGTGGATGTTTGGAAATCTTATAATCAAACATGTTATGTGCCTCTTTATATCCCAAAATGGAACTATCAGGCTTGCATTGCGATTTCACAGCCTTGAGCTGCTTCCATCGTCAACGCGAACATATTGATTTCGATAAGGCTGTTAACTCCGGCTTTTTTCCTGATGGGTAGGCGGTTTTCCCGGATCATTTGACGGGCATAACTAGGCTTGTAACCAGTACGGCGACAGAACTCATCCAGTGTGATAAATGGCTCAGATACCACAAGGTTGATGCTGGGGCGCATTGAAAAATTACGATTCATGATGCACTATTCCTCAGTTTGTGTTTAAAAACTTCACTATTCGGAACTATTCGCAACCATTCCGAACACCACAAAACCGATGATAGGATCGCATTTTAAATATGTCAAACACAAAAGAGACCCCTATGGCGATCTCAAAATACAACTTTCCATCTCAAAGTGGTGGGAAGGAAGCGATAACGCGTATCCTCCAGGCATATGGATTCAGTACCAGACAGGCTTTATGTGACCATCTAGGGGTATCACAAAGCACTATGGCAAACCGTTGGATGCGCGATACTTTCCCGCACGATTGGCTCATTGCATGCCATCTTGACACGGGCGCATCGATGCTTTGGTTAACTACAGGGCAAGGCTCATCCACAACAAAATCAGATGGCGACAATGGATTGCCTTTGCAATTAAAAGAAATCTCAAATGGGGTTATTTCATCCTCTGAGCAAGTTCACTACGACGCTCGCCTTTTACCTCAAGACACAAAGGCCCCATTCATTGTGAAGTTTGAAAATTCGCTCTATCTCGTGGACGAGTTCAGGGGAGAGATCAACGATGGAATCTGGTTGATTGAATTAGATGGCTTTATGAGTATCAGACAGGTTTACCGTCTTCCTGGTGGGCGCTTACGCGTAGAAAATGGCCCCGCATCCTTTGAATGCACACCATCAGATATTAAAGCCAATGGCAGAGTGATCAGCAAAATAACATTTACTGAATAAGGAATATTGGTATGACTCAATTTAGCGCTTTCAACTATACACACAATAGAGATAAAGCCATCGCTAACTTAATCAACCTAATTGAAGGGATGACCTGTGATGGAAAATTAAGTGAAAAAGAAATGATTTTCCTTGATACATGGCTGATGGAATCAGACGTTCTTTCCCAAAATTATTTCGTAAACTGCATCAGAGATAAAATAAGCGAAATCCTTTCGGATGGTGTAGTTGAAAAAGTTGAATTAGACGAATTGAAAGAACTGCTCCATGAAATGCAACGCGGCTTGATGGATACTCCAAACATTGACCTATACTCTGCAGACTCTGACAAGCATTTGCTTGAGGGGCTATGTAAGGGGCTTGCTTCTGACTACCATTTGAGCGATGAAGAAATCAGCTATTTAAACTGGTTCTTATCTACAAATGCAGCTTTAAAAAGCAACTACCCCGGTAAACATCTTTACGAACTGGTTCAATCAATCCTGAGTGATGGAGTGATAACAGACGAAGAGCGCGCCAAATTATTACAAGAAATAACTGCTTTTACAGGCTCAAATATTTCTGAGGGTATTGTGGATGGGTATTCCACAACTTCACCTGTTGACCTAATTGATAAGTTTAATCCTACAGATAGTAAAGTTTGCCTCACTGGTAAGTTTCTATGCGGCTCCCGTAGACAATGTGAAAGTGACCTTATAAAGCTTGGTTGCCAAATTGTTGATCGTGTTACTCAAGATTTAGACTATTTAATTATTGGCGCCCTTAGCTCGAAGGATTGGAAATTTCAAAGCTTCGGAAGAAAGATAGAACAGGCTATTGATTATCGTGACAATAAAGGAGTTCCACTCAAAATCCTCAGCGAGGAACACTGGCAAGCTCTGATGCGTGGTGGTAATTCCATAACTCAATAGGCCTATAGAATGGCAGTAAGCAAATTAAGCAATGGTAAGTGGCAGGCTCAGGTTTTCCCCAACGGTAGGGATGGGCGGCGTATTCGTCGCCAATTCGCCACCAAAGGGGAGGCTATGGCATTCGAGCGCCATGTAAAGGAACAAGCCCAAGATAAGCCGTGGCTGGGTGAGAAAACAGACAAACGCCGCGTTCGTGATTTGGTTACAGCCTGGTATAACGCACATGGTGTAACACTCGCTGATGGCGAGAAGCGTAAAGGCGCAATGGAGTTTGCCTGTCTCGCTATGGGCGATCCCCTCGCAACTGAATTCAACGCAAAATTATTCTCAACGTATAGAGAGCAGCGTTTAAGCGGGAAAATAACCCGCTCGGATCGTGTTAAGTCCGTAACTCCTCGCACGGTAAACCTGGAACTGGCTTACTTTCGAGCTATGTTCAATGAGCTAAAAAGGCTTGATGATTGGACAGCACCAAACCCTCTTGAAAACGTCAGGGAGTTTAAGATTGCAGAAGTTGAGCTAGCTTGGCTTACGGTTGAGGAAGCGGCTCGCTTGCTGGAAGAATGTGAAAAAAGCAAGGCGGAGGATTTAACCATGATTGTTAAAATCTGCCTTGCAACCGGAGCAAGATGGGGTGAGGCGGAAAGCTTAACTGGAAAGCAGATAAGCCCCGGCAAGATCACTTTTATCAAAACGAAAGGTAAGAAGAACCGAGCTGTTCCAATCAGTGATGAACTTTATGAATTACTACCCAAAAGCCGAACATCTAAACCGCTCTTTACCGCATGTTACTCTGCATTCAGGAGCGCAATAAAACGGGCAGGAATTGAGCTGCCTGACGGTCAGCTTTCGCATGTTTTACGGCATACTTTTGCGTCACATTTCATGATGAGTGGCGGCAATATCTTGGTTCTTCAGCGTATACTGGGCCATACAGATATAAAGGTGACGATGCGGTATGCGCACTTTGCTCCGGATCATCTTTCAGAAGCCATATTATTTAATCCATTGAATAAAATTAATATGTAATATAAATGCTAAATACTTATTTGATTTAGGAGAAAATATGCCAACCATTGGAGAAAGAGTTAAATACGCAATTGACCACATGGAGCGAGGCGAGACTTATGCTGCGTTGGAGCACGCTTGTAATGCTCTTGATGTCACCTCACAACGTTACTATAATAAAAAAACGAGCAGTCGTAAAAATTTCAAAAACATATTAAAAGAATACTCCTGGCTTATAGAATTCATGTCTCTGGGAGGAGTTAATCTCGATGAAACGACATTTGATAACTTCCCAATTTTTGAGGGTGTCCGTGAACCAATACTAAACCCATATTTTTCAGACCTAATGTACCACGTTGTAAGGTGTGGGCTTGTTCATAGCGATGCTTTATCTGAGGGATTTTTATTCCATGAAGAAGGCAGTCTCATCCTTGCAGAAAAAACAATAATTTTTCCTAAAAATGTTGTTTGGGGGATACTATCTATTTCAATCTTTTGTCCAATAAATAAAAACCAAGTTACTGCCCCTAACTACTGGATTGGTGCCTACGAAAACCGGTTAGTCATTAACGACTTTTGGGGCAATGAAAGTATCGCTCGTCATCTTGCTAGCCGGTACCCCCGCCCTAGAGTAACTCTGACAAATTTATCAAACCTTAAAAAAGAACAATAGCAGAAAAGTGGCAGCAAAGTGGCAGCAGAGCACAACACTATTAATCAGTTTTCCTTACTATTCGTATCGAAGAAAGCTCAAAAAAACAGTAAGTTACTGTTTTTTCATTACTTTGAATTGGGACTCATAATCGCTTGGTCGTTGGTTCAAACCCAACAGGGGCCACCAGATATCAAGGGCTTACGATTACTCGTAAGCCCTTAGTCTTTTCCAGGATACCTACAGAATACGGCAGGCAAGTACTGCGGAGTACAAACGCGCCTGTAAAGCTGATGCTCAAATTGAGCAGAACTGCCTATACCAGAGCCCGCAGCTCCTCGCGCATGTATGAAGAAAAGTACTCAGGATTCTTAATAACTATACGCTCGCCGGACTCAATTCGTTCCGCCCATCCCGCTAACGTTTTAGTAAATTCGGGATCCCAGCCCTCTTGAGTGCCCCGGGCATATACATCAGCCGCGCTGGCCGGCGCGCCTAACTCATTAAGATACTTGAAAATGCCTTTAGCCGTACTTTCATCCATGGTGTGCGGTGCTGAAGATGACGTGTTCATGCCATTAATAAAATCCAGTGCTTTATCAATTACTGCTGACATATTCTTATCCTTAAAATATCCACGTTCGGTACAAGGCTATAATATGGACTATATTTTGCTTAAGTATCAAAAGGTTTATCCATTTAATTGTTCAAATGTGAGCTATGCACAAATGGCTGATTTTTTATCTGGCAGCCCCTCTTACATGTGCTCACACCCTCCGGCAAAAAAGATGCTCTGATAGTGATAAGTCCAATCCGTCCAAATCTCAAGAATCTGAGTAATGAATCAAAATGTTTGGCTCTACTTTTCGCCTTTTACTATATCCACTATCCAGGCAACCACGTAAGCCAGCGCCAAAAACCCGACAAAACCAGCCATCTTCATGCCCCAGCCTTCAAGCACAAAAAGGCTACCCAGCGCGGCGATAGAACAAAGGCAGGTTGTGATAGCTTCCAGCAGACTCGCGGACTGAATCCCGATGGATTGGCATAGATTAGCAAGAGCAGATTTCATAGAGTAGCATCCTGGCGGCTTCTAATTAAATATCTTACTTATCAACACTCTAATGCATCATCTTTGTAAATTGATGATCTCTTCCAGACCAGCAATGAGCGCGGGAAAATAGCTTTCATCAAGCCCCAAACAATCACTGATCACTACGCTTTCAGCCGGGTTTTCTGGCCTCAACGTTAACGACATAAGTGCTCCATGGCCAAAAGATGATGGTGTAAATACTAGATTTAGCTGATTTTCGGTGCTTTCAAAAATAACATCGGTATGGGCATCTTCATTTATTAAGTGGGTATGTAACGCGATAAGATTATCTTTCAGTTCGGAAAGTTCACCAACGTTGAAAGAAGCCTGATATTGTACATTCAATTCAGGGAGGTGATATTCGACGTAGGTTTTTATCCAATCATAAGCAGGTGCATTAGGTGTATTCTCTCTTTCAAACGCGGTGATTCTTAATATTTTTTTATCACTTATTATTTCGATCATGCTTCCCCTCAACAACTTGTATAAAAAAAACCACAGTCCAATCCTGCTCCCTAACGACTATCTCAATAGTATATTTATTATATAAGGATTTAGCGGTGCGAATGATTTAACTACCAAATATTTTTATATTGACGTTGTTAAACTTTGATTCACTGTACTAGCAAAATAATCTATGCATTGAAGCATAAACCACTACAAATCCCCCCACACCTCCCACCATCACAGCGCTTCCCACATATAAAACCAGTGGGTGGCGTCCCGACAAACGGTGCGGAACATGGCAGCGGAGACCAGCTGATAGCGGCGGTCCTGAGATTTCGCGGGTGTATAAGCGCACACGTAGCGCCCGCTATTGGCGTCGGGCAGCCCCTCTTTAACCGACATCCAGGGGAGAATCAGCTGCTCCGGCGGAACGCCCGCCGAAATGGTATCGATCACTTCATGCGCCAGCGCACGGGCATCGCGGCTATAGGGGCCAACGGCAACCTTTTCACAGTGTCTGAGTAAATGTTCCATTAATTATCGTTTCCTTTTTTGAGTCTCTATTTTCCCTTAATTATTGCAAAGATATCATTGGAAATAACTATTATTTAATAGGGTTTAATGGTACTTATTTACTTAAAAATAAATTTTTAATACGAAACTATAATGACTCGTATTTATATCTCATTGATATAAAAAAGCCATTATCCGCTATCTCCGTATCTGTATAGTTGGATAATGGCTAATTCAGGCAATAACGCACTATGCGCAATTGGCCGTGAACTCTACCGGCAAGTCGCCATAAAACCAGCCATCGTCCTGTTGGGTGAGATCGACGCGGATGGTCTTCTTCTCGCCAAACAGAAACTGCTTCACCAGTACCTTACGGGTAAAGACGCCGCCGACGTTAATACGCACGCCGTGATGTTCCACCTTCTTAACCCTGATGGTTCTGGTGGAATAATCTATTTGAATATCAACATGTTCTCCGTGACGAGCAATAAAAGCCGCGATCCTGACATGCCCCCCATTTTTGGAGAAAGAGATAAACGGCTGACTCTTTCTACCGCGCCTTCCCTTTTCTATATTAACGAAATTGTTTACGTCAGAGCGCACTGCACCATTGAACACAAAGAAGCCTCCCTTCTCAGCAAAATCGTATCCCTTAAAACGAAAAAACAATGGTTTATTTCACTAGCAGGATGAATTTATGACAGAATAATTAACTGCATTCTAGATATAACCACAAATAAAAGCAAACCTACAAACGGTCATTGTAGAGCAACTATCTCCCCATTCTCATCGCGGTAAGAGAAACACGACGGGCTAGATTCCGCACGGCAACTGGCTTCGGCAAACATGATTCGTCGCCCAGCAGGCAAGCGTAATAAAGAGTAAAGTAATCCCAGGATCTGTTAGACGGCCTCTGCGCCACTGAAATGACGTTCGCGCCCAGTCACAGGAGGTTAAAATTTCTCCGGCAGTTCGTGCGCAATATCGATCAGTTCACCGTTCTCCATTTTGATATATCCCCCTTCTTTAAGCTCAGCAAGAATTTTGAAAAGGTAGCTGCGCGACATTTTGGTTCTTTTCAGAATAAAGCTAGCCAGGCTTCTATCATGTAATACTCCCGCATCCTGCTGTTTTTTGTAACGGTAAATCATTGATTTAATCGTATCGTAGCGTGAAGGTAAATTCTTTTCGTGGTGTGCATCAATAATCAGCGATAGCTGAAATGCCATAATTTCCATCAGATAAGCAAACCGATCGCGTTGAATAAAATAGTGTTCAAACGCTTCTTTACTGCAGGTCACTATTTTGACATTTTTCTTCGCCGTATATTTTAGCGATAGCGCCGGGCCATAGCTTTCAATAATGCCAAAGATCATACCGCGGATCCCTTTACCGATCTGCAGCATGTCCAGCGTTTTACTCCGCGCGCCGCGTTTACTCGCGGAACCAAAGCCCGCGTTGTATTCCACTTCTATCGCAATAATGCCTTCAACAACAATAATCACTTCGCCGGGTTCTATTTTAAACACACCGTTATCTTTGATGATTCGTGGCTGATTTGCCGAGATCAGCGGTTGAATCAACTCAAGATCGCTGGCGACAACATGGTTATATTGATCAATAACATCGGAATAAGTCGTTTTCATGTTGCCTCATTAATACCTATTTATTTAAATATGCATAAAAATAATCTGGCAAAGTTAACCCTGTCAATTAAAGATAGCATTTTTAGTTCATCCTGCCATTTATTTCAGTCCGTTTAGAGACTCCACTCTCGTATCGACCGATACGTCTAAATAAAATGCCAACACCGACGAGAACCGTTTAACGTTTTCTTGCCCACTGAAGCGTCTAATTTATTTTTAATAAAAAACACCCTTGCTAATTTAAAAATAAATTAGACGCTTCGTTAACAACCTATTTTTCCAGATCATTTAAAAACCCGGAAAAATAAAAGGATAGCGAGCTATGTTTAAAAACATTCCCTTTAAGAGAACAATGTTGGCCAGTATGCTGACATTAGCTTCCGGCGCGGTGACCGTTGCTCACGCAGCCGACGCCGCAGCGCCGAAGCAGGATGCTAAAAAGCCTAACATCGTAGTTATCTTTGGCGATGATATCGGCTACCTGAACCTCAGCACCTACAATCAGGGTCTGATGGGCTACCAGACGCCAAATATCGACAGCATCGCCGCGCAGGGCGCGAAGTTTACCTCCTACTACGCCGAGCAGAGCTCCACCGCCGGCCGTTCCGCATTCATTACCGGCCAGATGCCATTCCGTACCGGGATGAGTAAAGTCGGTATGCCGGGGGCGCCGCAGGGTCTGCAGAAAGAAGATCCGACCATCGCCAACGTCCTCAAGCAGTTGGGTTACGCCACCGGCCAGTTTGGTAAAAACCACCTGGGCGATCGTGATGAATTCCTGCCGACCGCGCACGGTTTCGATGAATTCCTTGGCAACCTGTATCACCTGAATGCTGAAGAAGAGCCGGAAAACCCGGATTACCCGAAAGATCCGAACTTCCGTAAACAGTTTGGCCCGCGCGGGGTAATTAAGAGTACCGCTGACGGCAAGATCGAAGATACCGGTCCGCTGACCGTGAAGCGTATGGGCACCGTGGATGAAGAGACACTGGCCGCCAACAACGACTTTATGGCGCGCCAGGTGAAAGCCGGTAAACCATTCTTTACCTGGTTCAACACCACCCGTATGCACAATAAAACCCACCTCAAAGACGACAGCGTTGGCGTCACCGGGCTGGGAACATATGCCGATGGCATGGTTGAGCACGATAAAATCGTCGGCCAGGTGCTGCAGAAAATTAAAGATCTCGGCATCGAAGATAACACCATCGTTATCTACACCACCGACAACGGCCCGATGACCGCCACCTGGCCGGACGCAGGCGAAACTCCGTTCCGCGGTGAGAAAAACACCGGCTGGGAGGGCGGCTTCCGCGTTCCGGCGATGATCAAATGGCCAGGCCACATCAAACCGGGCACCGTGGTGAGCGACATGTTCGCCAGCTACGACTGGTTCCCGACGCTGGTTGCCGCTGCCGGCGACAGCAACATCAAGCAAGAGATGCTGAAAGGTTATAAAACGCCGTCCATCACCTACAAGGTTCACCTTGATGGCTATAACCAGCTCGACTTCCTGCAGGGCAAAGGGAAAGACCAGCGTAACGAATTCTTCTACTGGAGCGATGACGGCGATCTGCTGGCAATGCGTCAGGGCCGCTGGAAGATCCACTTTATGATCCAGGAACACACCGGTCTCGATCTGTGGCGCTATCCGTTCACCAAACTGCGTGCGCCGATGATCTTTGACCTTGCCGTCGATCCCCTGGAGAAAGGCGACCAGGGGATGGGCTACCAATCCTGGTTCTACGATCGCATGTTCCTGATGGGCGGCGCGCAGAAGTCGGCAAAAGAAATGCTGGCGACGTTTAAAGAATTCCCACCGCGTCAGAAACCGGGCTCCTTCACCGTCTCCGATGTCAGCGCGATGCTTGACCAGGGCGCGCGCAAATAA